ATGTTAGATACATTATTTTGGGTAGCACTAGGAGCATTTGTAGGATGGAATTTTCCACAGCCATTTTGGGCAAAGATTATTCAAGAAAAAATTCAAGCTATGTTAGCTAAGAAAGGAGCATAATATGAAACTAGTATATGCATTAATCGCAAGTTTGGCATTAGTTGGTACAGTATACGCAGGTGGCGAAATGAAAGAAGTATGCACACCAAAAGTAGATAAAGCTGGTAAGCCAGTAATGGACAAGAAAACTAATAAGCAAGCTGAAGATTGTAAAAAAATCAAAGTACACAAGAAAGTCGAAGGCGAAAAAGTTCCAGACGGCAAGAAATAATATTTCTCTTGACATAAGTAAAAAGGTATAGTATAATCATTACTATACCTTTTTTCACCAATAAAATAAAATATGGACTATTATAATGTATTAGGCGTTCCTAGAGGTGCTAGCCCCGAGGACATTAAAAAAGCCTATAGAAAACTAGCCGCAGTACACCATCCAGATAGAGGTGGTGATACACAGCAGTTTCAAAAACTGCAAGAAGCATACGCAACACTCAGTGACGACCAAAAACGTGCCGAGTACGATAATCCACATCCGCAGTTTGGAGGACCGGGTGGCTTCCAATTTAATACCGGAAATATGAATGATATTTTTGGTGGTATGTTTGGCGGACCGTTTGGCGGATTCCAGCAACGTGGTATGATGCGTAAAAATAAATCTATTAACATTACTGTACAGATGACTCTTAAAGACATCCTGCACGGTAAAGATATTGTTGGTAGTATTAGATTGCCGTCTGGCAGAGAACAAGCACTCCAACTTAAAATTCCAAGAGGAGTAGCTATGGGGGATAGTATTCGATTCCACGAAATGGGTGATGATACTCATCCACAATTGCCCAGGGGCGATCTAATTGCCGTTATTGAAGAAATTCCGCATCCACAGTTTGAGCGTAGAGGAGCAGATCTTTTTACTACTGCTCCGATATCAGTGTTTGATACAATGCTCGGAACATCAATTAAGATTCAAACTATAGAAGATTCAACATTAGATATTACGATACCAGTGGGCATCAATCCAGGTACTACTATGTCGTGTCAGCAATACGGATTACCTGTTGGTATGCATGAACACAGACGTGGCAATTTATATGTTAAAATTGATGTTGTTGTTCCAAAATCCGTAGATTACGAAGACACTGAGACTTTAAGACAATTAAAAGCCAAGTACGGTTGACAATTGTAATATTTCGTGTATAATTAACTCATCATAACCCAAGGAAACGTAATGGTAGAACCAAGTGATCAATTACAAGTAGTATTTGAAAAAGCAGTTGAAGACTGTAAAAAACTCTCGCATGAATATGTAACTCTAGAGCATTTGGTATATGCTATGCTATGCGAAGAAAAGTTCTTTGAGCTATTAACAAACTTCGGCGCCGATACTACATATATCAAAACTAATCTAGAGCATTATTTAAAAAATAATCTCGACGAGATTAAAATTGAAAATGCTCCAAAGGGTTTTAAACCTAAGAAAACGCAAACAGTTGAGCGTGTGCTCAATCGTGCATTTACACAGGTATTATTCAGCGGCCGTCAAAGCATTGAACTAGTAGATGTATTCTTGAGCATCCTTAGTGAGAAACGTAGCTATGCTGTCTACTATATCAACAAGGGCGGTATTGAACGAGATAAGTTTGCTGACTTTGTTAATAACGAACTCAACGAAGAGGAAGAAGATACAGTAGTAGATGCACAAAGCGAAAAGGCTTTACGAGCATTTACAACAAATCTTAACGATCAAGTTAAGAAGGCAAAGATTGATCCTGTTATTGGTCGAGTTGAAGAGCTCGAACAAATTGCACTTGGCCTAGGTCGTCGTACTAAGAATAATGTATTGCTAGTTGGCGATCCAGGTGTTGGTAAGACAGCTATTGCAGAAGGACTTGCATTTAATATTATTCACGGTCAAGTTCCTGAGTTCTTAAAAGAATATACAGTTTACAACTTAGACATCAGTGCTATGCTTGCAGGTAGTAAATATCGCGGTGACTTTGAAGAACGTTTTAAACTTGTACTTAAAGCATTAGGTACTAAAGGTAAGACTGTGTTGTTCATCGATGAAGCACACATGATTAGTGGTGCAGGCGCAGGTGGTAGCAACAGTAGTAACGATCTTGCTAACATGATGAAGCCTGCACTGAGCAAAGGCAACATTAAAGTTGTAGCATCAACTACTTGGGAAGAATATCGCAAGTACTTCGAAAAGGATCGTGCGTTGATGCGTCGATTCCAACGTATTACTATTGATGAGCCTACTCCAGAAATGGCTATTGAAATTCTTAAAGGTATTAAGAAGTATTATGAAAAGCATCACAATGCTACTATTTCAGATGCGGCAGTTGAAACAGCAGTTAAGTTAAGCGTTAAGTATTTGACTGATAGAAAGTTACCTGACAAGGCCATTGACTTAATTGATGTTGCTTGTTCGCGCTTTAATATTAAACAAGTTGATAACAGAAATGTTGACGTAGCTGAGATCCAGTTTGAACTTGCTAAGATGGCTAATCTTCCTGAAGAAACAGTTAAAGAAAAAGAAAGTGAAAATCTTGCAAGCCTTGAAAAGAATCTCAAAGGTGAAGTCTACGGACAAGACGAAGCTATTACAGAAGTCGTTGATAAGATTCTAGTTGCACAGGCAGGACTAAAAGCCGAAAACAAACCTATTGGTTCGTTTGTATTCATGGGACCAACTGGTGTTGGTAAAACTGAAGCCGCAAAGCAGTTGGCAAAACAACTAGGCGTGCCGATGATCCGCTTTGATATGAGTGAATATCAAGAGAAGCACTCAGTAAGTAAATTAATTGGTAGCCCTCCTGGCTATGTTGGCTTTGAAGAAAATGCTGGACTATTGATTACTAAGCTACAGGAACAACCACATTGTGTATTGTTGCTAGACGAGATTGAAAAGTCGCACCCAGATGTGTCAACTATCTTGTTACAGTTAATGGACAATGGTAAAGTTACTGGAAGTAATGGTAAAGAAGCAGATTGCCGTAACGTAGTTCTTATTATGACTACTAACTTAGGGTCTGCCGATGCTGATAAGAATGTTATTGGCTTTGGTAGTCAAGAGAATGAATACGAAGATAAAGAACTTAAGAAATTCTTTGCTCCGGAATTCCGTAATCGTTTAGATGGTATCATTACATTCAGCAAATTAAGCAAAGAAACAATGATCAAGATTGTTGGCAAGTTCTTAGTAGAATTGAAAGACCTAGTTAAAGACAAAGGTATTAAAATTACTATCAGTAACGAAGCTATTGATTACTTAGTTGAAAAGGGCTTTGACAGCAAAATGGGTGCAAGACCGCTACAACGTGTAATTGACAAAGATGTTAAACGTCCGTTGAGTCGCGAGATGCTGTTTGGTACTTTAAAAGATGGCGGCGCTGTTGAGATTGATGTAGATGATGGTGGCATCAAACTTAAAGTCAAAGAACATGCTTTCGAAGAAAACTACTAAGCTGTTCTTTGGCAAATATGTCTACAAGATAGCCCTGCGGCTATCTGTAGCATCAAAGTTTAGAGGTAACAATCTAAAAAATATCACTGAAGAACTAGAATCCTTAAAAGAACAGTTTGCCAACAACAAACTATCTCGTATGCAAATGGGGTCTTGGAGTAGAACATCTGTTACTATAGAAGATGTTTTTATGGGCATGAATCTAGTTGATGTTTTAGAAACATTATCTAGCTATACCCTCCGTGTTGAAGGTAGTACGCTGGCACTTTATAGTAACGATATTGATTTCTTTCATAAAGTGTTAAGCATTCCAAGTGTCTATGTAGAAGAAACTTCAGAGCCCGTAGATCAAAAAATCAAAGAGTTTTTGTTAACTACTCCCAAAGCAATCATAAGAAAAGAATATACTCACAAGTATAAGGTAACTGTAAATGCGCTATGGGAGTCTGCTGATAACTTTAAAGCATGGGCTGTTAAACTGCCTAAAATCAAGACTACTAGCAACAAATACCGCTTTGGCGGGCACTTTTACGTGGCAGATGAGAAGACTCTAAGCCTTTGCCACATCTTTTTAGCTGATAAAATACGTAAAGTAGAACAGCTAGTTACTACAACGGAAATTTAACCTAACTTCAAAATAGCATAAATACTCTATAATAAGGTATCTGTGCTATGAGAATGGATGAAGTTGCAAACTCGGTGATTAACTTAGAAGAAATGGATCTTCCAGACGATCTGCATTTCTTCATGCATAATGATCACAATTTCTATCGTAAAGTGTTCTTTCCTATGATCAGCAAGGTCAAAGCACATATTAAGTCAGGTAACCGCTGTCACGATGGGGTGTTTCGTCCCTGCGTAGATCGAGCCGCAGAAGCATACTGCAAAAAGTTTAATATTCCAGATAATGAAAAGTCAGTGTTCACTGATGTTGATCGCGACGAACTTGCCCGTAAGATTTTTGGTCAAGAGAAAGATCGCATTGAACAAGGCGACTATGATGGAGATAACAAATGATTTTATTAGAAGGTGGCAACGTATTTGCCAATGCAACTCCATTTGATCACAAAGATGTTCCTGCAATACTTAAAACCATCAATGGAACACTAGGTGGTACAGGTATTACTGCTATCCCTGTTGGTTCCGCCGCAACACCTAAGCCAGGTAAGACTAGTGGCGATATGGATGTTATTGTTGACGAGCAGGCAGTACTAGACTATTTCAAAGCCAAAGATGCCAAAGCAGGACGTAAGGCACTTAACGATTATATCAGTAGTAAAGGTTTAGAAACCGCACAAAGCGGTATTAATGTACACGTAAATGTTCCAGTTGGTGGAGAGTTTCATCAAGTAGACGTTATGGTATCGGCTAATGCTGAGAAAGTATCTAAGTTCCATACACATGCTATTCCAGATAATAGTCCTTACAAGGGTGTTAATAAACAACTTATAATGGCCATACTGGCTAAGCAAAAAGGCTATATGTGGTCAGCATGGCAGGGACTGTTTAGTCGTACACCAGAAGGTAAGAAGGGTGAACTAGTTGCTGACAACTTAGATGACGTTGCTAAACACTTGTTCGGACCTAACGGTAGTGCTAAAGATTTAGGCAGTGTTGAGTCAGTATTGGCTGCTTTGCCAAAAGATGAAGCAACGGCATTACTAGATAGAGCTAAACAAGATGCCAACTGGAAAGAAGTACCAGTTCGTCAAGAAAGTTATCGTATCGGAACTAACGAATGGTTCCGTCATATGTTGGATAAGGTACAGTTATGAGATTAAGACAACTGTTTAAAGAAGCAGAGGCACCTAAACAGTTAGGCCGAGCGTTCAATCACTTAGAAGATTTAGTTTTCTTCCACGGTACCAAAGGCACACTTGAAGCACTAAGTCATATTAAAGACTTTGCTAGTCAAGAAGGCGCTAATAGTATTCGTATGAAGTGGGACGGCAATCCACAAATATATTGGGGACGTGAACAAGCTAACGGCCCATTAGTGCTAGCAGGACACAACGGTTGGAGCAAAGGTGCAGTAACAGATAGTCCGGAAGCTGTACAAGATTTTATTGCCAACAAATCAGGAAGTCCCAAGACTCCAGAAGAAAAAGCCGCACGTGATAAGTTTGCTAGCGAGTTTTCTAGTCTGTATCCATTGTTTGACAAAGCTACTCCACGTGACTTTGTGGGATTTGTTTATGCTGATGGTTTGTTTCTACAACAACCTCCGGCAGATAAAGAAGGTGTATATAACTTTTGTCCCAATAATAAAAGTCAAACATGCTATCATGTTCGCTCTAATAGCGGATTAGGTAAACGTATCAGTGGCGCACAGGTAATGGTTGTGGGACATGCGTTCTTTCCAGAGTTTGGTATGCCTGATGCTAGTCAAAAGCCTATCAGTGACTTTAGTCAGTTTAACAGCAATCCACAACTAATCGTGCTTGGTCCAATATACAACAGCAAACCTGTTAAGATTGATACAACAGCAGTTGATGCCATTGAACAGTTTGCACAAGCACACGGTGGTCAGATGGACGGATTCCTACAGGGACTTCCGGGACTAAGCGACTTAAAGAATATTATCTACACTTATGTAAATCAAACTGCCAAAGCAAAACAGTTAGACAGTCTAAGTCCAAAACATTTTACAGATTGGTTGGCCTCCTCAAAGACCAGTCCAGGTAAGCAGGCAAAGATTAATGAGCTTGTTGCGGCTAATCCAACAGCGTTAGCAACTATCTTTACACTGGTAAAAAGAATACAGGCAATGAAGGACGACATCATTGATCAGATTGAAGGCGAACAGGGCGAAATATGGGACACTAATGGCGAAGGTCGTGTTCGATATGCAGATCAAAATAAACAGCTAGGTCACGTTAAACTTGTACCTCGCAAGCGTTGGACGCCGACCTAAGGACTTATTATGAAACTAAGACAACTATTTGAAGGAATGGGACAGGAAGTTGCCATTATATTTGGTCGCTTTAATCCTCCGCACAAGGGACATAGAGCCGCATGGGAACTTGCCTCAAAAAGTCCCGTTTGGTATGTAGGCACAAACGAAAGCACAGTAGGTCCAAAAGATCCATTACCATACGGCATTAAGGTAGAAGCAATGACTGCCATATGGCCAGAAGTTGAAGGACATATTATTGCAGAAACATCATGGCTAACACTGGCAAGTCTAGTATATGAAAAACATGGTGATGTTACTTTGTTATGTTTAACTGATGAAGATTGGGTTACTAAAACTATTATACAGTACAATGGTAAAGAAGGTGCTCACGGTTTTTATAACTTTAAAAATATCAAACAAAAGCCAACACCACGGTTAAGTTCAGCTACTGCATTACGCGATGCTGTCTCTAAAGGTGATCGCGAAGCGTTTGCTAATGCCGCAGGTGTAGATGCTGATACTCCAGTTGCTGGCAAGCCGTTCTTTGATCTAGTAGCAGAATACTTACTACCGTACTCCAATACTCCTGTAAAGAAAACAGCAAAGAAAAAAGTTGCGGCGCCTGTAGAAGGTATGACAGAAGCAACATTAGGTAATGCATTATCGTGGCCCGAAGTTGCTAATAAGATTAGTAGTGCAATGAAGGCCATGGGATGGAAGGTACAGCGTAAAGGTGACGATGCTTTCATGTTTAGTACCAAAGGTGCAGAAGATGAAAGCCAATATTACATGGTTATGATTGATAACGAGGGTGACGGTATGTTTACCTATGCACTAGGTACATTTGAAGGTGGCAGGCCAGATATTGGCGAGCAAGACACATTGCCAACCACAGAAGCTAGCGTAAGTGAAGTATTAATGGCTATCCGTGATGGATATGGATTAGGTGAGGACGCTTCATTAAGCGAACTAGACATAAAGAAAAAGTCGTTAACAACTCAAAAGATGCCTAACGATATTATAATGTTAGTGCATAAACTTAAAAAGAATATTCCTCTACGTTCAGATGAATATCAAAAACTACTAGCATACAAAGCATTTAGAAAAGAATCTATGCAAACACAAGAAGATGCGGCAGGTGTAGGCATCATTACTAAACAAAACTCAACTGTTGATGTAAACAAAGGTACTCCACGCAAAAATCTCAAAGCATTTAGACTAGTAAAATGAAACAATATAAGATAACAAGTCAAGACTTAAATCAGGATAGTCCTGATGATTGTTATCTTGCGCCTAACGATCCCATACACGAACTAAAGATATTATCTGGCATGGGCGGACTAGGTGCAGAGGCTAGACTACATGAGTATCGTGCTAATCAAGGTAGTAACATAAGTGTTACTGGCAATAGTAAGGGCGAGCTAATGAAGAAGCATAACATACAGCCCGGAACACAAGAATGGTTTAAGTTATGGTTTAGTCTGCCTTATCTCACAGGAGAACCTCCTGTATGACATTACGTGAACTATTTGAACACAAGAAAGGCATTCGTGCTAAAAAATACAACAAGAAACCTAAAAAGTTTATTGAACCTATTAAACCTAAAAAAGCAGAGTCGCCCCAAACTACTAAGGAACCATCATGAGAATAAGTGAACTATTAGAAGGTAAAACTAAAAAAGCAGAAGCACCCAAGCCACGTAACTTTGTAGCTAAAAATGCCATCAATACCGGCGCTGGCGCACACAAAGACAAAAAGAAGGCCGCTAAACAAGGTGACGTTAAACACAAGAATAAAGAACTTGCTGTTGCAGAAACTGCAACAGCAGGGGGTACTAGCGCAGGTAATGTAGCTGTAGGCGTAGTATACAAGAACAAAAAACCCAAGATGCAAAAGCCCGGAACCAACGCTTTAGATGGCGATAACTTAATGACCGGCGGAAGTATCAAACGATAAATATAAAATAACGGAGTTACTCATGCAACCACAAGTACAAATGCAAGGCCCAGACGACGAAGGCGGAATGGCCAGGGCTGACCTATATAGAGCTGCCAAGCACTCTATGAAACTGTTTCAAATGATTCAAAATAACCAACAGTTAGAAGGTTGGGTACAAGCAAAGATTACTAAAGCGGCAGATTACTTAGACAGTATCTACCACTATATGGAATATCAAGTAAAGTTTGGCCAAGGCGCAGTTGCGTCAAGCGTTGATGACATTACTGGAGATATGGAAACTGCCGCTCGTGCCGCAGAAGAAGCTGATGACGAGGAACCTAACATGAAAGAATCTATGAACTACGAACAACATCTAAAAGCACTATTAGAAAGTGCTGTTAAAAAAGCCAAGAAAGATTACGATGGCGATGGCAAAGTTGAAACAAACAAAGATGAAGTTTGGGGTTCACGTGCCAAGGCAGCGGCAAAATCAGGTAAGCCATTCAAAGAAGGTTTCCCAACAGTGGCCAGTGCTAAGAAAGATGCAGAAGGTACAAGCGGTATGAAAGTTGGAGATAAGAAAAAATCTGCAACTGGTGGCACTATTGAAAAGACAGCAACAGGTATTAAACACACAGCTGGTAAGAACTACAGTGGTCGTGGTGCAGAAGCAGATAAGAAGGTTAAAGAAGCTTCTGAAAAGTTTGATCCATTAAAGCATGTTAAGAATCCTACTAAGGGTGAGAAGACAGCGGCCAAAGATGTTAAGCGTGGTAGCTATGCAGATCGTGCGGCAATGTTAAAGTCAGCAGAAAAAGACGGACGTTTAAAAGAAGCTGATGCCAAATGCAATCACACCGACAAAGGTGAGAAGTGTCCAGTACACGGTCTAAAAGAATGTGGTACTACAATGGCATACGAAGCCGCTAAGCCAAGTGCAGGTATGAGCAAAGGTGCTAAGTCAACATTAGTTAAAAAAGCCCAAGCAGGTAAAGACATTGGCAAGCCAGGTAAAAGTTTTGACAAAGTAGCTAAAGCCGCAGGTGGTGGTGAAAAAGGTAAGAAGATTGCCGCAGCCGCCATGTGGAAGAACGCGGCAAAATAAGGAATAGACAAAATGGATATGAAGAAAATATTACAGGCCTTTGATGGAGCAACTACTAAGAAGCCTGTGCAAGGTGCTAATGATATGAAGAAGTTTGTATCCATTGTTAGAGAAAGTACAAACCCATATACACCTGCACAAGAATCTGTCATTACAAGTTTTGAAGCAGGCTCAGTAGGCGGTGATGCTAATGCATTTTTATTGGCTGCTGATACTATTCAAGACGAAGTAATGGCACAGGTCAACAAGATTAAAATCAACGCAGACGAAGCCAATCTACGTGACATGATGGAAAAGTTTAATGCATTTATGACTGCTTACCACAACGTTGGTAAAGGCATTCTACAACCAGACATGTTTAACGATAGTATGGGTGAAAGTGTTACCGAAGGTGCAATGGATGAGTTACATGCTGAGTTAAGTGACAAGTTTAATGAACTTGCACCAGGTATTGAAAAGCATAAAGACAAATCAGGTGCGGAACAGTTATACAATGAGCTTGCAAGTATTGCAAAATCACACGGTGCAGAAAGTGAGTTTAAAAGAATGTGTAACGGTGCTAGAAACAGCGCACATATGGACTATGACACTAACCCGGGTGGATTTGAAAACTGGTTTTGGTACTTACCATTAGGTGACAAAATAGACGAAGCAGGTATGTATAGAAAACCAGGTAGCTCAACAGCATACGATAGAGATTATGCATCAAGTGTAAGCGGTATGGGTAAACGAGATAGTATTGCTTATCAACAAGACGGCGGCGCTAATGATGAAGGCTGGGACGAGCCAAGAGGTCAATATCAAGCACCGCAAGACAAACCTAAAATGACTGGTATGTTCTTTTATAATGTACAACCTGGACAAGAACAAGAAGCCGCCAGCTTAGGCGTTAAGAAAACTAAAAGTGGCAAATGGGCAAAGACCAAGTACAACACAAGTGGTCGCTCATTCGGTATGCAAAAAGACTCAGCTGACAAAGCATTTGGTGTTGGCAAATGGTGGGCTCCTAAGAACGAAAGCCTAAGTTTTAAAGATTATGTAAACTTAGAAGAAGCTAAGAAGGGTTTAGAATAATGAGACTACTGGCATTAGTATTAGCAGTTGCATTAACTGGCTGTGCAAGTGTTAAGGAAATGATTCCTAGTTTCCAGGATCCTAATCAGTCAGCTAAGATTATTGATGTTCGTCAAAGTGTAGCACAGTTAGATTGCAAACAACCACACGCACCGCAAGTTAAACAGATTAAAGATAACCTACAATGGTTTGAACTATATAGTACTAGCAAGGGCGACAGACAAAAAGATGTATTACGTTTAATCAAGCCAATGCAAGAAACAGTAGATGATTTTTACAAGCGCAGTACAAGTGAAAAGCAAGGGTCAGATGCCTATTGCGAGATTAAGAAAAAGTTAATGACTACACAAGCTGAACGTGCGGCTAGTGCAGTACTAGGGAGATTCTAATGAACGAACTTATGCAATGTATTAACTCAGGTAAAGGTTGGGCGGCTGAACGTGCTAATACAGCATATCAGATTGGACAGGCATTACAAGCTGGACAAATAAACCCAAGTGAAGCGAAAGAGCTATTGGAAGACTTAGTTAGAACAGATAGATTAGATGCAGAAGCAGACGATATGGCTCTTAAGGCCCTGTTAGTCACAGGTATCTATGCAGTTATACAGATATGTGGGTAATATGGAACAGTTAATCAACGCATTAAAAATAGCATTTGCCAGCGAATACGCATTTGCACTAAAGGCACAGAACTTTCATTGGAACACTGAAGGCCCAGACTTTCTTGAGTTCCATACATTGTTTGAAACAATCTATGACGAAGTTTATGGAAGTATAGATGCGTTTGCAGAAAACATTCGTAAGAGCGGTGCATACACTCCTGCTAGCTTGTCTAGATTTAGTATGTTAACAGTAGTTGAAGATGAAAATCAAGTTATTGATCCAAGAGCAATGACCGCTGAACTATTAGCTGACAGTGATAAACTAGCACAGCTAATGGCAATGGTTTACAAAATGGCTGATGGCTCTGGAGAGTACGGATTATCAAACTTCCTAGCTGAACGTCAAGATGCACATCGTAAACACAGCTGGTTTCTACGCTCTACACTAAAATGAGAGAAAATGAATATCCAGTCTATCCAGAAGACGACGGTACTGATCGTCCTCGCAACCCTTACAGCCCTGTATAAAGGATTAGCCTTATTTGGTGCAGGTATGGGTGGACTACCTTTAACATTTGATGAGATTAATGAACTATGAGAGCAAATGAATTTATAACTGAGATTAAGAAAGGTCAAAAAGACTCAAACGGTTATACTAGTTGTTGGTCAGGTTACCATGCGGCAGGAACAAAGAAAGGTAAGAATGGCAAACAGGTCCGTAACTGTGTGCCTAATGAAAGCCTGGAGCTATCTGAAGAGTTTGATCTTATTGAGTCAATCATCGAAGGTCTTGCTAACCACAATCAAGTAGATGCTGAAGAGATATGGGAAGATTTAGATACACTTACAGATGACGAACTATATGTCTTTGCTGTTACACAAGAACTTGTTACAGAAGATTGGCAAAAAGCCAACAAGCAAGACAAGACAGACGGCATGAGTCAAAAGGCTGTCAATGCCTATCGTAGAGAGAATCCAGGTAGTAAGTTAAAGACTGCTGTAACAACTAAACCTAGCAAACTTAAAAAAGGTGGCAAGGCATCTAAAAGACGCAGTAGCTACTGTTCTCGCTCAAAGGGTCAAATGAACATGCACAATATCTCATGTGCCAAGACTCCAGACAAAGCAATATGTAAAGCACGTAGACGCTGGAACTGCTAATGAGAGCAAAAGAGTTCCAGCCAAAGAAACTAGTTATCTTTGACATAGATGACACGCTGGTTCATACACAGACTAAAGTCCACGTAGTTAAAGACGGACAAGTGACTAAAGAACTTAACAGTCACGAGTTTACACACTACAAACTACAGCCAGGCGAGCAGTTTGACTTTGAGAACTTTCGTAACGCACACGACTTTTTTCACAAAAGTAAACCAATCATTCCTATGATGAACCAACTCAAACAAGACATTGCTACAGGCAATAAAGTTGTTATGGTTACTGCCCGTGCTGACTTTGATGACCGTGAACTGTTCTTAGATACATTCCGAAAATATGGTGTAGACATGGCAAAAGTTCATGTTTATCGTGCAGGCAACATGCAAGGTAAGATTCAAACGGAAGAAAAGAAAAAGATTATTATACGTAACTTGCTAGATAAGGGCAACTATACTAAAGCTATTATGTACGATGACGCGGTTCCTAACTTAGAATCATTTGTAGAACTTAAAGATGAATATCAAAAAACTAAGTTTTATGCATGGCATGTGAGTCTTGAAGGTGAGGCTAGAGAATATAAGCGTACAGATGAAAACTTTGCTGATGGTCGTAATCCGCAAGACAAAGGCGACAGTAAACGTCACGGCATTAATACCAAAGCATCAGTAAGTAGTCTACGTAAGACTGCCAAGCAAGGTGGCCGCAAAGGTCAACTAGCACATTGGTTGGCTAATATGAAAGCGGGCAAAGCAAAGAAACATTAAAGAACACACCTTAGGACCGGTACTTGTTACCGATAGTGTGCGCCGGCTGCTGGCGCAGGACGGCCCGATTCGCTACCGGGAATCCTGAAAGTGAGCATTTTTTTACGGATAAATATTAGATGATAGAAATTATAGCAATATTAGTGATGACACATATCACAATAGTATGTGTAACACTGTACCTACATAGATGTCAGGCACATAGGGGGATTGAATTTCATCCTGTGCTAAGTCATTTTATGCGTTTCTGGTTATGGCTGACGACCGGCATGACTACCAAACAATGGGTAGCTATCCATCGTAAGCATCATCAAAATACAGACGTAGAAGGTGATCCACATAGTCCGCATGTATTTGGCATATGGAACTTGGTATTCGGTGGAGTTAAGTATTATAATCGTGCTGGCAGTGATGCTCATATGGTTATGAAATACGGCATGGGTACTCCCAAAGACTGGATTGAACGCAAACTTTATACACCTCACCACAAACTAGGCATTCTTTTAATGTTGATCATAGATCTGTTATTATTTGGGCCTTGGGGATTTGTAGTGTGGGGTGTTCAGATGATATGGATACCATTCTGGGCCGCTGGTTTTATTAACGGCATTGGACACTGGTGGGGTTATCGTAACGGTGAAACAAAAGACCATTCACATAATGTAGTACCTTGGGGTATCCTAATAGGCGGTGAAGAACTACACAACAATCATCACTTAGATCCTGCTAACCCTAAACTAAGCCGTCGTTGGTTTGAATTTGATATTGGGTGGATGTGGTTTAAATTGTTTAGTTACGTGGGGCTAGCTAAAATTCGTAGTTAAACTGGTCAATTAATGTTTTTGAAGTGTTAGCAACTACGCTTTTTAAATGATCTGTATATAGTGTTTGATATTCAACTAAACAGTTTTCAACATTTTTATGTTGGGTTGTAGTCAGTAGGCTATCAATTTCACTAGTTAAATCTCCTGACTCAACTAACATCTGTCGAAGATCAATTGCAATATTTTCTGTAGTACCTACCCTAGTTGCGGTAGCAATAAAATTACTGCTGACAACATCATATAAACTTCCATTAGAGTCTAGCCACATTTGCCAAAACGGTGTTTGCGAAGTATTCCGTACCAAGTCTGAAGATTTAGACAGTATTGACACTTTCTTTTTATACATATCTGTAGGATAGCATAACGCTTCTATAAATTCAGTAAATGAAGGAGTATGCCCAAATGCTCGAATTAAAGGGTCAATAAAATTATCTGCTGGATTATAAATTTCCGACCCATAGATCAAATAATGATATAAGCTGTTATACCATTGCCATGGGTTTCTAACAAACAAATATACGTTAGGGCGATGAAAATCGTTAGATGGTAGTCTGTGTCCAAAATCTTCAATTGTTATTGATTTCAACACTTCTCTAACCCAATTGCCGCCCGTTTTAGGCATGTGTAAATATAACGCATTGTCAGTAACTATCATAGAAATATTTATATGATAAATACTAGCATGAGAGCAAAAGATTTTATCACCGAAAAAAAACAGACAAAGATGACTAAGCGACAGAGTCAGTCTAGTCGTGGTATCAATGTCTACGGAGATGCTGAAAAGGCTAATACTGATTATGTAGCATTTAGGTTGGGGCAGGCCATGGCATGTACTGACGGTAAAACTGCTCCAGATATAGATGCTAAGAGTTGGTTTGGTAAAAAGAAAACTGTACATCCATATACACAAGAGGAACAGGATATGTTTAAACTTGCGGCCAAGGCAGTAGGTGCAAGCTATAAAGACCTTAATCACGGTGATATGAAAAGTAAAGAACTAGATACCATCAACACAGTTAGCGCGGTGGCTAAACCTAAACGAAACAAATACGGCATATGAAAATAAACGAACTATTAACAGAAGCACCTATCGACTTTGATCCTAGTGAACCAATGAATCCATTAGTGCATAGTCATCAGGGAGCCAACCCAGGTAAGCTACAGTTTCGTATGCTACGTGCGGCAGGCCAGTTAAAGGATCTTGCCAAAAGAGCAGAACACGCTAGTCCCTTAGAATGGGAAACAATTTCCAAAAACTTTTCAGAGCTAGCAATGAACGTTGAGCAGATTAGACATGGTCTAGAAGAACTTGCCGCACAACGTAAAAAAGGTGGCGTCCGTTCAAGAGGCATTGATCCAAACATTGGATAAAATATAGTTGACATTGTCAACACAAGGCTATATAATAAGGCATTACTAAGGAGAAGTTATGGGCGCACGTACCTATGGGCCAGAAGAAAAGGCCAAACTAGAAAGACTCATCAACGAAGGCGTACAGATCAAATATGAACTGGACAGCTTGTCAGAAGGACTCAAAGAAACTGTTAAAGCAGTTGCCGAAGAGTTAGAAATCAAACCCTCACTAATCAATAAAGCTATTAGCATTGCCCACAAAGGTAACTGGAATGACGTATTCAGCGACTTCGACGATCTTGAAACACTGATTGTGACTGTAGGCAAGGATAAATGATTGCTACAATATTTGGGCCAACTATACAATGGATTAGAGATGACTGGCATAGTCATCCTCTACGTTTTTGCGTTGAGTTGCTCGCTTGGGCTATTAGTATTGGTTGCTCAATCACCATGGCAGCAACCGTACCTACCCCTCCTCTTCTTGTATTATATCCTATCTGGATTAGTGGCTGTGCTATGTATGCATGGGCTAGCTGGACTCGTAAGAGCTTTGGCATGCTGGCTAACTATATCTTGCTGACCACTATTGATACAATCGGGTTAGTAAGGATGCTAAGTAATTAATAGAAAGGTTTAGTCAGCCATAAATGACTACGTTGGTATTTGTCAGCCCTAAATGACATAAGGAGAAATATGAGCTATGTAGATGCTCTCTTTGACAGAGAGAACGACACTATTAAAGTTGTCGAAAGAAACGATAAAGGCGAACGGGTCTATAAAGAACATCCTGTACGCTACACATTTTACTATCCAGATCAGCGTGGCAAGTTCACAAGTATTTACGGTGAGCCACTCGCTAAGGTAGTATGCAAGAACACTAAAGACTTCCGTAAAGAAGTTTCTATTGCTTCAAATAAAGAACTGTACGAAAGCGATATCAATCCGATCTTTGTACACTTATCTGAAAACTATTTAAATCAAGACGCACCTAAACTAAACATCTGCTTCTTCGACATCGAGGTAGACTTTGATCCAGAACGTGGCTATAGCACTCCAGAAGATGCTTTCATGCCAATCACTGCCATCACTGTTTACCTAAAGTGGATGAAGAAACTTATTACATTGGCAATGCCTCCTAAAGGCATGAAGATGGAAGATGCTGTTAAACTAGTTTCCGATATTCCAGATACTCACTTGTTTGACAACGAAGGTGACATGTTGGAAACGTTCTTGGATCTAATCCAAGATGCTGATATTATATCTGGTTGGAACAGTGAAGGCTATGACGTACCCTATACTGTTAATCGTGTTACTCGTGTGTTAAGTAAAGAAGATACTAAACGTTTCTGTCTATGGGGACAATTGCCCAAGAAGCGTGAATATGAAAAATATGGAAAACAGGCTGTTACCTATGACTTTCACGGTCGTGTACACTTAGACAGTCTTGAACTATATCGTAAGTACACATACGAAGAACGTCACACGTATCGACTAGATGCTATTGGCGAAATGGAAGTAGGCGAAAACAAAACTGTCTACGAAGGCACACTTGATCAGTTATACAACAATGACTTTCACAAGTTTATTATCTATAACAGACAAGACACCTTGTTGTTAAACAAACTAGATGACAAGCTAAAGTTTATTGACCTTGCTAACACACTAGCACACGAATGTACTGTACTACTACAGACTACAATGGGTGCTGTTGCTGTAACTGAGCAGGCAATTATTAACGAATGTCATCGCAGAGGATTCCAAGTCCCTAATAGACAAAAGCGTGATGAAGATGCAGACAACAGTGCGGCAGGTGCTTATGTTGCATACCCTAAAGAAGGTATTCACGAATGGATTGGTTCACTAGACATTAACTCACTGTACCCATCTGCGATTCGTGCATTGAATATGGGTCCAGAAACTATTGTCGGACAGTTACGTCAGACTGAAACAGATAACTTTATCCACGAACAAATGACACTTAAGAAGAAGTCGTTTGCCGCAAGCTGGGAAGGTATGTTTGGAAGTTTAGAATATCAGTATGTGATGGAACAGCGTATTGATAAAACTATTACTGTTGACTGGGAAGATGGCAATAGTACTGAACACTCTGCGGCAGAAGTCTACAAGTTAATCTTTGACAGCAACCAACCTTGGATGATTAGTGCTAATGGTACAATCTTTACCTACGAGAAGGAAGGTATCATTCCTGGCTTATTAAAGCGTTGGTATGCTGAACGTAAAGAGATGCAGGCCAAACTAAAAGACTGCATCAAAGCAGAAAACAAAGTTGAAGAAGAATATTGGGATAAAAGACAGCTAGTTAAGAAGATTAACCTAAATAGTCTATATGGTGCTATCCTTAACGCTGGTTGCAGATTCTTTGACAAGCGAATTGGGCAGTCAACTACCTTAACAGGACGACAGATTGTTAAACATATGGCTGGTAAAGTAAACGAAATTATTACAGGTGATTTTGACTATCGTGGCAAAGCTATTATCTACGGTGATACAGACTCCTGCTATTTTTCCGGATACACCACATTAAAGAAAGACATTGATGCTGGGCATATTCCATGGACTAAAGAAAATGTTATTGCTTTATACGACCAAGTCGGTGATGAAGTTAATAAAACATTTCCAAGTTTCATGCTTGATGCGTTTCATTGTCCTAATAGTCGAGGTGAAGTTATTAAAGCAGGTCGTGAGATTGTTGCCATTAAAGGCTTGTTCATTACTAAGAAGCGTTATGCAGTTCTTTACTTTGATAAAGAAGGCAAGCGTAGTGACGTAGATGGCAAGCCTGGCAAGATCAAAGCTATGGGTTTAGATCTGAAACGCAGTGACACTCCTGAATTTATTCAGAACTTCTTAAGTGACATCTTAGAACGTGTATTAACTGTTGGGTCTGAAGAAGCAGTACTAGCTCATATTACTAGATTCCGCAGTGAGTTTAAAGCTAGACCTGGTTGGGAAAAAGGTAGTCCCAAACGTGCTAACAACATTACTGAGTATCAGGCCAAAGAAGCCAAAGCAGGTAAAGCTAATATGCCCGGACATGTCCGTGCAAGCATCAACTGGAATACTCTACGCCGCATGAACGGTGACAAGTATTCTATGCAAATTACAGACGGACAGAAAGTCATTGTCTGTAAACTAAAGCCAAACCCAATTGGCTTTACATCAGTCGCCTATCCAGTAGACGAACTACGGTTGCCCAAATGGTTTATGGAATTGCCATTTGACGACGCAGAAATGGAACAGACTATTATTGATAACAAACTAGAAAACCTTATTGGTGTTTTGGGTTGGGACATTAAGAGTACAGAAGAAAAGAACACTTTTAATCAACTCTTTGAGTTTTAAAAGGTTGACAAAACATATTAATCACTATACAATACACATAAGGAGAATCATATGATTAAGGACATTTTAACAGACATCGTAGCACATACACATTCACTAGGCTTTTTACCACTGGTAAAAGTCACAGGCGATAAAACTACGACAACAATCGAATCAATGGCTGAAGACCGTTCAGTTATTGTAACTGCTAGTGCTCATAAAGCAGTTGATGTATTTGAAGGCACCTTTGGTATGCCTAACTTAGATAAGTTAAATCTTCACTTGAAGAATCCAGAGTACAAAGAAAATGCAAAAATTGACGTTACTAAAGCACAACGCAATGGTGAAGAAATTCCTGTAGGGTTACACTTTGAAAATCAAGCAGGCGATTTCCAAAACGACTATCGCTTTATGAATGCTGACATCATTAACGAAAAGTTAAAGACTGTTAAATTTAAAGGTGCTAGTTGGGACGTAAGTTTTGAACCAAGTGTTACTGCTATTCAACGTTTGAAGTTGCAATCTGCGGTACATACAGAAGAAACAGTTTTTCAAGTTCGCACAGAAGATGGAAACTTAGTATTCTTCTTTGGTGATGCAAGTACTCACGCAGGTAGCTTTGTATTCCAAGCAAATGTTACTGGTAAGTTAAAGCACACATGGGCATGGCCTGTACAACAAGTTATTAGCATCTTAAATCTTTCTGGTAATGTTACTATGAAGATCAGCGATGCAGGCGCTATGCAGATTACCGTTGACTCTGGTGTTACAGAATATAACTACATTTTGCCAGCACAATCTAAATAATGAATAGTGTACAGATATTATCTGGATGTTTAGCATTCTTAGTCCTGTGTGGCGCAGTTTATCGTCACATAGGATTTACTAAAATAAAAGAATGTTATGGCATGTGGTTTACAAAGGAATACTGGACTGACTACAATACTGTAGAGTTTGCTAGTTGGGCGGCGAAGGCCTGTATCATTATTCCTGGCTTGATATTTGGAATACAAATTTGGTGGTTATATTTCTTTACTCTAGCAACAAGCCTAACACTTATATGGGCTAGCGAAAAGAAACTATTACCAACTCTCGTAGGATTTAACACTATATGGGTATGGATTAGCTGTATGGTATTAGCACAACACTTAATATGAATAAAAATCTAACAGCAACACAAAGTGATTACGCTTATTTCTTGCCAGCAACGTCGGGATTCTATAGTACATTTATAGGCAAACAACGTTATGGTAATTATGTAGATCCTGCACGTATTCCATCTAGTCTTAGTAATGGTGTAGAAAGTCTTAACTATCTTAATCCAGACAAGGGTCAATTTTACTTTGATCATTGCCTGTATTCAGCAGGTCATGCTAACTTAGATCTTAACAAGCCAGACGAAACCGAAGACATGTTCCGCAATCGAGATCGAAATACTTCGTGGGTATTAGGCGACTCAGGCGGATTCCAGATTGGTAAAGGTGTTTGGCCTGCTGACTGGAAGGATCCTAACTGTCCAAAAGCCGCATTAAAGCGTAAACAAGTCCTTACTTGGATGGATAGTCTAATGGACTATGGTATGGGTCTTGATATTCCAGCGTGGGTAGCTCGTAGTCCTGCCGGACGGGCGGCAACTGGTATTAGTACATACAACGAAGCAGTACAAGGTACATTTATTAATAATGAATACTTTATTAACAATCGGAATGGAAACTGTAAATTCTTAAATGTTCTTCAAGGTGAAAATCATGCTGATGCTGAAGGTTGGTATCAGCACATGAAGAAATATTCAGATCCAAAGATATATGGCGACCGTGCATTTAACGGTTGGGGTATGGGTGGACAGAATATGTGTGATATTCATCTTGTACTTAAACGTCTAGTAGCATTGCGGTTTGATGGCCTATTAGAAAAAGGACAACAAGATTGGATGCACTTTTTAGGAACTAGCAAGTTAGAATGGGCTGTGCTGTTAACTGACATCCAACGTGCTGTACGTAAACACCATAATAGTCAGTTTACTATTAGCTTTGACTGTGCAAGTCCCTTCTTAGCAACTGCTAATGGACAGATTTATATTAACACAGAAACTGAAGATCGTACCAAATGGGTTTATCGTATGCAAGCAAGTGCCGACGATAAAAAGTATTCTACAGATACTAGACTGTTCAAAGATGCAGTATTACAAGATAAAATATTTGAACGTTTTGAGTCAAGTCCAATCATTGATCAAATGCAGATGAAAGATATTTGTATCTATGCGCCAGGCGACCTAAATAAGAATGGTAAAGAGGGTCGTACTAGTTGGGATAGTTTTAGTTATGCTCTAATGATGGGACATAATGTTTGGATGCATCTTAATGCGGTACAAGAAGCCAATCGACAATATGATTTGGGCAAATTGCCGTCCATGTTAGTTGACGAACGCTTCGATAGAGTGTATTATAAGGACATAGTAGAAGCAATATTTTCAACTAGTGATAGAGGTATTGCTGATGCTGTTGTAGAAGAATACAGTAGATACTGGATGAGTATTATTGGTACTAGAGGTGCAACAGGTAAAAAGACAGTAAACGCACAAACACATGCGGACATACACTTTGAGATCGAAGCTAACTTAGAACCAGAAAAGAAAATCAAAGTTGAACCTAAAGAAATTGTACTTAACCCGAGTTTATTTGAATGAAACGTGATTACACAGACGGCGTTAGTGAAGCGGTAAACTTCTTCATCGGTAATGAAGTTGAGCATACTCCTGCGTTTGGCATGCGTACTTTATTTGTAACAGGAGTTCATAACGAACAAGTTATTGAGCATTTGTTAAATGATGAGAATTCTTATACAGATACTAGTAAACATATTAAACATATTTTCTTTGGTGCCAATCATAGTTTTAATCCTGCATTTAATGATTATGTAGGTTGGAAAAGTTGGGAAGATATGATTACGTATTTTTTAGATCGTGACTATCTATGTAGTTTAGATATTCCGCTAAGTGCTGTTGAAGAGTTCAATGATGGCGGGTTAAACGACTATAACAACTTTATCCCTCAAATCCGTGTTCCTATTCCATATATTAAACTATGGAACTATAACACAATGCTTAAAATAGATGACAAAGATTTTAAAGCAACTAATCCAGGTGTGTGGTCCCACAGTCTACACGCACTTCAGGATCGTAGTAAGTTTACAGACTGGAATCAATATAAAAACGATATTATTTTAAAATGATTATTAGACAAGATCACAGACCAAACAAAATGATCTGGGTTACCTTACGCAAAGAAGGTATCCACTGCTATCCAGCGGCGGCCACAGATCCTAATTTAGCCACAGGAGATGAGTACGATGTATCGTTCCTTGCTAATCCTCACCGTCACATCTTTCATTTCAGGGTGTGGATCAGTGTGCTCCACAATGATAGGGACATCGAGTTCATCCAGTTCAAACGATGGCTCGAGTCGTTGTATAATGGTCAAGGTGCCGTTCTAAGCCTTGATTATAAAAGTTGTGAAATGATGTCAGACGATTTGTATAACATCATTGCACTAAAGTATCCAAGTCGAGAGATTTGGATTGAGGTCTCCGAAGACGGAGAAAATGGTTCATTTATTAAATATTAATCTTTAGGAAATACTAAGATGAAAAGAGAAGTCGTTCAGATTTTTGACGATCTAGAGGCCCTGCTAAATTTTTGCAGGTTGAATATGGCGCCGTTTAACGAGGCAGATCTTTATAATAAGGGATCTAAAGTTTGGAGAGACTACGAATACAGTAAGCGTCCTCGTAACTACGAACGCAAAGAGTATCAAGGCAATAAGCCACGCGGCAATAGCAACTATAGGAATGGTCGTCAGTAATGGCAACTGTTTATTTGGTAGACCTTGAGCCTGTAGAGACACGCTACACGGCTCAATGGAAGACGCATCTTCCTGCTATGTTACGAAAGAAAGGACACAATGTCAACATTATATCAGGTCCTACGGATATTCCTAGTGCTACCACTCCTGGAGCATTTCTCAACTTTGGCGGCACTAATATATACAAGGCT